CAAAGGCACTTGCGAAAATGGGCAAGGAGAAGTCCGCTGAATCTCACAAGTCCGTCTCTGAACGCACAGACGAAGAAGGTTGAGCGGTTGAAGTTTTCACACAGATGGTGTAATATATCAGCCGATGAACAAGAACAAACATACAGACGCTAACGGATTTGAAACTTACGAAGACTGTCAGTTCTTCTGTGAGTGCGTCGCACAGTATCTCGGCTCGGAGATTGATTTGGATGGTAGCCTCGGTCTGAATCCGAAGGGTATCTACAATGTCTATCGTCCGAAATCGGAGATTACCAAGAAGGAGTTTCTTGCTACTCTCCATGCAAAGCCGATTCTCGATGACCACACTGTCATTGGAAATGTTGACGGTCTTGTTTCGCCCGACAAGGAACACTCCGCTGGTGTTCTGACAGATGTCAAGGTTGTCGGGAATACGCTCCACGGACGCATCGACATCTGGAGTCCGGCTCTCATCGCAAAGATTCACAAGGGTAAGCGCGAACTTTCTCTTGCGTATGCTTGCGACTTCATTCCTCGCAAGGGAGTGTTCAAAGGTGAGCGTTATGATTTCGTACAGTCCAACATCAGATGCGGAAACCATCTGGCGTTTGTTGATGTGGCAAGGAACGGTCACGATTGCTGTGTCAAGGATAGTGCGTTCGTTCGTGACGAGAAAATCAAGTTGGAGAAACCCGACATGGATATCAGTAAACTCTCCGCAGATGAAGTCGTTGAGGCCCTCAAGGGTTGCTCCGATGAAGTCCGTGCGAAGTGCAAGGACTTTCTGAATACTCCTACCGAGGAGGAAAAGAAAGCCGCTGAAGCCAAGGCCGCCGCCGATGCCGAAGCCGCGAAGAAAGCGGAAGAGGAGAAGGCCGCCGCCGAAGCAAAGGCCGCTGAAGATGCGGCAAAGGCTGAAGCCGAAGCGAAGGAGGCCGCTGAAAAGAAGGCCGCCGAGGACGCGGCGAAGGCTGAAGAGGAGAAGCAGAAAGCGTGTGACGCGGCTGTTGCGGAATACAAGAATATGACGAAACTCGCGGAAGACGCGAAGCCCATGTTCGGTGTTATCGCCACGGACGGAATCAAGACCGAGCAGGAACTGGCGGTCAAGATTTGTGCGCTGGATGCCGCTCCGAAGTTTCTGAAGGATTGCAAACCTGAAGGTGCAGTTGTCGCGCTCAAGGGCTACCTCGCTGGTGCGGTTGGTAGTGCGAAGCAGACGATTGTTGGTGACGGTGCTACCGTTTCCAGCAAGCAGTCGTTCGCGGATTATATGGCAACGAGGTAATCAAAGGAAGCAGAAAATGCAGACTGTGATTAACAAGGACATGGCTGTCGGTATTCCCGGAACGCACGGGAACGGTCAGCCTTACTTTGCCGACGCGTACATCGCTGGTGCTGATGTCACGATGGGTGGCGTTGCCGAACTTGATGCTTCGGGTAATGCCATTCCGTGCGCCACCGTTGCGAACGCTGTCGGTATTTTCGTGAACCCGAATGAGCATATTCGCATGGTTCTCCCGTCTGACACGAAGTCTCTCGTTGTCAAGAAGGGTGACACGGTTGCGGTTGCGAAGAAGGGTTCGTGGTTTGTGACGGCCTATACTGGTGCGCAGAAGGGTGATGCCCTGAAGTACGCTACGACGGGTCTCGTCAAGGACACGGCTGGTACGGCTACGGTTGCCGAGGTTCTCCTCGTCGGCGGTGGCGTGATGCTCATCCGTTTCAAGTAATTGGAGGTCATAACACATGAAACCTGAAATGACGATTGTGACTGACCACGCTACGGCTGAGTCGTGCCGTAAGGGTTTTCGCGTTTCTGACGCGATGGCCAAGTCGAACTTCGGCGTTGCGGATGCCCAGCGCATGGGCTTCTCCTGCGACGCGGCGGCTATCAAGCGTGTGATGGATGCCGACCCCGAGTATAAGGCGGCGATTGAGTCGTTTGCGAAGGATGCTGGTCTCGCTCTTGGCGAGGCGAACATCGACGCGCTCGGCCAGTTCTTCACGCTCTTCAACGAGAGCACCATCAATGTTCTGTATCGTGGTCGTACCGCGGCCCAGACCTTCGGCGTTAAGACGATGGGTGACTGGACGACGGAGCGCATCGCGTTCAAGACGCGCGAACTGACGGCGGTTGCCAGCATCTACGATGACTGGAGTCGTGCGGCTTACGCGGCCTACAACTACGGTTGGGATGTCCGTGATACCCTCCGTCTTGAGTGGGCGCTTGAGGTCACGAAGTTGGAAGAGGCGGTTGGTTCGGTGATGCGTCGTAATCCGTACAAGGATAAGAAGGACGCTATCGTGCTGAATCAGGCCATCTGGAACAACGAGTTCTTCTGGAACGGTGCGAGCATCGACGGAAAGAAACTCTACGGTGTGCTGAACGAGCCGAACCTCGCGTCGGCTTCGCGTAAGCGCAACCTTCCGGTTGACTTCTCCAAGGTTGGTCTCTCGGTTGACGAGGTTGTTGCGGCTCTCACGCTCATCAAGCAGCGTTTTGCTGATGACCTGCAGGGCAACGGCGACATCGAGACGCTCCCAGTCGATATTGCTTGCCCGCTCAAGTGGCAGACGGTCTTCACGATTCCGAACTCGGTGACTGGTTATACGGCGAACAAGTGGCTTGCCGAGAACTGGAAGTCCGCGACGGTTTCGTTCAAGCCGGAACTCGACACGGCTGACGATGGTGAGCCGCTCATGTATGTCTTCGCCAAGTCCGTCCCGGATGTTGGCATGGACACGGTGAACCTCGTTGAGACGAGCAAACTGCGCCTCATCGGTGCGATGCCGTCCCTCAAGGGTCGTGAGGAAGCCTACTCCTCGTCCGTGGCTGGTGCGCTCATTGCGTGTCCGTTCGGCGTGGCTCTCTGGGCTAACGGTGATGACAGTTCCGCTTCGTAAGAAGTGACCTGACTTCACAAAGGGGCATCACTTAACTGTGCTCTGCCCCTTTCAATTCAATCAAACATTCATCCACTAATCTCTGGAGAATACGAAATGAGCAATACGATTATTTCAAAGCGCACGAGTCCGTTTACCTATACCAAGTGGGTCAAGGTGAACGGTCAGTTTTATCAGGACGGCCCGGGCATCGTTATCAATGGCGGTTCGGGTATCGTTGGAGGTGCTGAATTACTTTCGGGCGTTCCGCTTGAAAAGCGCACATCCATGATTCCTGTCGGTGTCCATACCTATGTTGATGACGAGGTGCTGGATAAGTTGATGAGCATCGGAAAGTTCCGTAAGGACATCGAGCGTGGAATCATTGTCGTGGTCACGGGTAAGAAGTGTGACCAAGACCAGACCGATAGCATTGCCGAGAAGGATATGCTTGCTGATGAGAATATCCCCACTCGTCCTGTCACGCAGGAGGAAATGGAAGCGGCTGGTGCTGTCAAGAACAAGGACGGTTCGATTGACATTGGCGAGGTTGAGGACGGTATTTCGCCGCTCAAACAGCGCAAGATGGACGCTGGACTTCCGGGCTACCAGAAGAAAGCGAACCGTGAAGCCCGTGACCAGCGCAAGGCAGAGCGCAAGGCCGCTACTCGCCGTCGCAAGTAAGGAGTGACTATGAACCATCCATCGGTATTTCCTCTTGAGAACTTCCTCGCTCGTTTCCCCAAGTTCGATGACGCGGCTACATATAGCCGTGCTTCAGTTCAGAACGCTGGTGATAGGGCGAAGATGCACATCACGCCAGATGCGTTCGAAATGCCGATGGGTGGTCATTATCGTGAGTATGGCCTGTTCCTTATGACGGCCCATATCATCACGCTCGACAAACAGGCGGCTGATAACGGTGATGATGCCATTGCTGGAACTCCGTTCAAGGCCACCGTTGGTTCTGTGACCATCGAGAACACGAAGCCGAACTCGTTTACTTCGGATGACTGGACTTACTGGTTGAACCAGACGAAGTATGGACGCGAACTTCTCGCGTATCTCGATACACAGGCACAGGCTATTTTCCTCAATACTCCCGATGATTCTGTTAGGGACTTGCTGTAATGGCCAATGAAGACATTAGCGTAGAGAATGGAACTGATTTCGATTCTGCTGAAGTAGAGTCGTTCCCTACCTTTGTCACTCTTCGTCCTAACTATGATAGATGCGGTTTGAAGTACCGCAACTTCAAAGACAAGGATATTACATACAGCAAAGGCGGCTCTTACATAAGACATGATGCCGTTAAAAGCAAGCATACTGGATTGTACTACGAGAAGAATGTTTCCGTAAAGTCCAAGACAATTAGAACGAGAACCGAAACAGAAAAGACATTCTTCATTCCTTCTCTCGGTGTATCTGGTAGAAACAAGAGAAGAAATCAGGATAGGATTTATGAACTATTCGGGTCTTCAACATATGATTTCGCTGTCATAATTGGTGTAGAACCAGAGAGAATGCACGACGGCCTCATGGGGTCTTGTTCGTATTCAAAACTGTTTGCTTGCCTTGATGCTTTGGGGTATGACCCTCTTGCACCATTGCACGACCAGCAACTCCTATCAAAGTTTGAACATAAACTTGCGGCGTTCATCTATGCAGAAGCAAAGAAGATGAGAGAGAATAAAGACTATTCATCTTCTATGAAGCGTAAGGTTGAGGCGTGGGCGAGGAATGTTCGGGATTATGTTCGTGATTATATTATGGGTGGTGATGTACCAGTATTCAAAGACTCTCCAGCACATAATACAATTCAGTCCAGAATCTCAAGAAGCAAGAAGAACGGTGGGCTTTATAAGTTTGGAATCATGAACGCACTTTATGAGACTGGTGCGTTGTGTGCAGACATTAAAGTTATTGATGTTGTTCCTATTCATCGAATTGTAAAACCGCCAACGCCAAAGAACTCTGGCGGTATGAAATCACTTGATGAATTGCTTGGTGATAACTACGATGCCCGTAAGGTGTCTCGTGAAAGCATAGAAGACTTCACAAAGAAAATCGAAAAGTCATCTGGAGATTATCGTACACAGCAAAGAAGACTTTACGAAGGTCTGCGTGATATGGTAATCAGCAGACTTAAAGGCGAAGGATTCAAGCCAGAGACTTTTGAAACAGGCGGCTTTGAGTTTCTAAAGAAGAACGACAGAGAGTTGTATGATGCGTTTGCATCTGCCGCAAGGATTGTTAGCGGATTCTCTCATTCAGATGTGATAGAATATACGACGGAAACTGGAGTCAGAAGCCAATGGGCGAGTTTTAGGAGATAGTCATGAGCCTCTTTACAAATATCCATAAGATTGCGTCAAGAATCATTCCTACACAGAATGTTCAGTACCGTGTATCTGGAGCGTCCACGACTGATGCCTACGGTATGCGCAAGCCGTCGTATGGAAACTGGGTGTCTATCCGCGCTCATGTGAATCCGGGCATCATCTCGTCCTTCGGTGGTAAGAACATCGAGGAGCGTGACTACAAGGACATGGGTCTTGACTTCACGCACCGCTTCCTGACAGTTTGGCTTGACGGTGCTAACCTGAAGACGCTCGTAAACAAGGATTCACCTGACCAGATTAAGATTGGGGATTCGATTTTCAACATCATTCAGACCGCTGATTGGCTTGATTTCAACGGGTGGAAACGCCTGTATTGTGAGGAGGTGCTTCCGTGAGTCCGGCTAACAAGAATAGATTTGAAGTCCAGAAGATTCTGCGTGACAACATCATCGCAGGACTTTCCGCTATTGGGCATACTGGATGGGATGTTATGGAGTTTGCCAATGCCTCTATGGAAAAGGCGAACAAGGTCATTCTCATGAACTACCTCCGTTCGACCCGTGTTGGATGGCAGGGGCATAAGTACGGTGATGTCAGCCAGACCTACAAACGCACGGAGGAATGGATTGACGAGCAGTCTTGGCAGATTCACATTATCTGCAAGCGCACGGCAAGCACGACCGTGGCAAGCGTTCTTGCCGAGGACATGGCGAGTGACCTTATTACTTGGTTCAACGGGCCAGCCGTTGACATCTTCAGGGCGGCAGGAGTTGCACCGCTTCGTGTCGATGCGGAGAACATCATCATTTACAATGACGATAGTGACCTGTATCAGAAGAGGGCTGTCTTCACCATCAAGATTCAAGTTCCGAAGGAACTGGCGTTAAACCAGACCAACATGACCTGTGATGAATATACCTTCCCCGGGACTTATCCAGTTTGACAATTTCGTCTATATCGTGGTATGATATAGGCGTTTCTGAAACACACCTAATTAGGAGTTAAAACATGGCTATTCGCCAGACTAAATATGTGGACATCACTTCGGGTGTTGGCGGCAAGTCTGCTGTCTCCGACCGTGAGTTGATTGCCCGTGTCTTTACGACCAACGCCCTTTGCGGCTTCGGTCATGTGTACGAGTTCAACGATGCCGATTCCGTTATGGCTTACTTCGGGTCTTCGTCGGATGAGTATAAATACGCAGTCAAGTATTTCGGCTTTGTGTCGAAGAACATCAGCAAGGCGAAGAAGATTTCGTTCTTCCGCTGGTCTTCTACTGCGTCCAATCCGTATATCGCTTCGACCGCGCAGGTTGATACGACGATTGCGAACTATGTGTCGAACAGCAACAGCAAGTTGGCTCTGTGCCTTGGCGAGAACATCTTTGAGATTACTCTCGACCTGACTGGTGCGGCTGACCTTGCGACGCTGGCTACGAAGATTGCGAACTCGATTTCCGCTTATGAGGACGAGACTGATGCTATGCCCTTCGCTGGAACGACCTGCACGATTACGAGTGGTCGCATCACGATTACGCTTCCTTCGACGATTACCGATACGGTTTACGGATGTGCGGTCTGCGATATTCCGTCTGGTAAGCAGTACGATGTTGCGACACTCTTGAACATCACGGCGAGTGCTTCGCCTGTCCTGTCCAACTATACGGCTGGCGAGACCCCTGCTGAAGCGGCTTCCCGTTCGGATTCCCTGTCCGATAACTACGGCTCGTTCTTCTTCCTCTCTGGTGTTGACAAGTCTGCGGCCCGTGCGGTTGCCGAGTGGAATCAGAGCAAGAACTACAAGTACCTCTACATCGTTGGCCGTCAGGGTTATACGAACGC